TCATCAAGCACCACCATGTCAAAGGGCCAGGCCTGTTTGTAGTAGTCCACCAGCCACTCCACATTTTCCCGGTTGATGACATAGATGTCCGCCGGAGTGTTGAGGGCCTTGATGCGCTTGGTGGCGCTGCCCAGCACCACAGAGGTGCGGAGGTGCTGGAGGTGGTCCCACTTGGCGGCCTCCTTTGTCCAGGTCCCTTCAGCTACCTTCTTCGGCGCAATCACCAGTACCTTACAGACCTGGAATCGGTTATACTTAAGCTCCTTGACTGCGGTCAGCGTAGTGACTGTCTTGCCGAGGCCCTAACC